TCGGCACCTACCGATGGCAGTAACAATCGACGCAACGGTAGGGGGCGCAAACGCCAACAGCTACCTGACACTGGCAGCAGCTCAGGATCTGATTGACGGGTTCGTCGAGGACGATGATGTGGTGGCATGGGGCACAGCCACCACTGATCAAAAGAATCGTGCGCTGGTATCAGCTACTCAGCGTCTTGACCGTGAACGTTTTCTAGGTGCCAGGGCTACTGATACGCAAGCATTGCAGTGGCCACGAACAGGCGTGCGGAAGCCTGATACCTACATCAACACCTACGCCGTAGGCTTCCCCTTCCGCATCACGACTGATTACTTCACCGACACCGAAATCCCAACTCAGGTGCAGTACGCGCAATGCGTGCTAGCGGTTTACCTGAACAACAATAAAGACGGGCTTGGTTTGTCTGGCATCGAGGATTACAAGCGCGTTCAAATCGGCAGCCTTAGCGTTGAAACCGCAGGTGCTAGTGCCATGGCAACTGGCGCTGATCGCGTCCCACCGATCTTTGAACGGTATTTGACCGGGCTTAGAATTAGTGGACCAGGCAACTTTGCTATTCGCCGGAGCTGATCATGGGATACGCCTATCCTGGTGCTGAATACATCAGCGACACCGCTGCTCATACCGGCCGCTTTGCCAAGATCTGTGCCCTTGAGGATTCGGTGATTGCGACGCTAGTTGCTGAGGATTATACCGGCAATGCTTTGACTGCTGTGCCACTCAAGGCAACAGGTGAGATGTATGGCATTTTCACTAGCGTGACGCTGACTAGCGGCACAGTTGTTGCCTACAGGATCTGATCATGTCTCTTCAGCAGGCGCTCGACAACACCTACAGCATCGGCGGTGATTTTGTCACTTCGACTGATGCTAAGACCGGGCGCTGGAATCGGATCGTCATTCTGAAAAACAACACTAGCTTTTCTGCCCTGACCGCTCAAAACTGGACTGGCAACAGCCCTGTTGGCGAATCATTCCCTGCAGGCTTTGAGATTCAGGGCGTCTTCACCGCTTTTACCCTTAACTCAGGCGGTGCTGTTATCGCCTACAAGATCTAGCCATGGCAAAATCACACGGCGGCGCCAGTCATGTTGATTACGCAATCGGCGCTGAGCTGATCACTGACACTGCTGCTCATACGGGCAAGTTTCACCACATCGACTTTTACGAAAACAGCACGATTACGGCAATCGTTTCAACAAACATCATTGACAACAGCTTTGCCGGTGCTTCAGTAGACCAAGGCGCTCACCTGACTGGTTACTTCACCAGCATTCAGCTCCAGAACGGCGCCTGCATCGCTTACAAGATCTGATGGCACTCGCAACCTCGCTACGCAAGACCGCATCCAAACTGATGGCGAAGTTTGGCGGTGAGGTTACATTCCGCCGCGTTACGGCTGGCGCTTATAACCCCACGACCGGCACATCAACGCCATCGACAGCAACGACAACTGTGCGTGGCGTGCTTGATAACGTCAGTGAACGTGACATCAATGATTTGATCAAGGGCACAGACAAGAGGCTGACGATTGCTGCTGCCGACCTAGCCTTTGAACCTGCCGTATCAGATCAGGTGACAGTCGCTAGCCGTATCATGCAAATCATCCAGGTCAATAAAATCGAGCAGGACAATACTGCGATTGTCTTTGAGATCATCCTGAGGGAATAACATGGCACGCGTTATCAAGTTTGATGACATTGGTAAATACGCAGAGGAACAGTTTGAAAAACTGCTTCGAGCAGCAGTTCTAGAAACTGATGCAAGACTTAAAAACGAAAGCCCTGTTGATACTGGGAGGTTTCGTGCTAGCTGGGCAATCGGTCAAAACTCAGCACCGTACCAAGGTAAGCCACCTGGCGAATATTCACAATCGCCGCCGCTGGCGGTGAACTATCAGCTCGGCAACGAAAAGCCCGGCAACATCTACAGCATCCATAACAACCTGCCTTACGCTGAGCCGCTAGCTGCAGGCTGGAGCAAAAAGGCGCCTTCAGGCTGGGTCGATACGGTTGCAAAAAACATGCAAGCATGGGTTAAATCCCAAGCCGACAAAATCGGGCGTGAATCATGAGCCTAAATACCATCCGTGCTGCTATCGAGAACCGCATTGCAACTGAGTTTGCAACGGCACCAGTCTTATCTGTTGCCTATCAAAACGTCCCGTTCACACCACCAAACAATGCAAGCTGGATTCAAACAAACATTGTCTGGGGCGATTCTGCTTACCTAACGATCCTGACAGAATCAAATCGCGGCACTGGCGAAGGGTACGACCGCAGGGCTGGCACTTTGTCCTTCAACGTCTACAGCCCGCGTGGTGAAGGACCAGGTGCAGCACTCACAATCGCTCAGCGGTGCATTGACCTGTTCTCACGTTTGCAGCTACAAAATATCAAGTTTGACCCTGCAAATGGTCCGCGCACCATCGAACCCGCTGCGCCAGAAGGGTTTTACCAAGCGCAGATCTCCATAACTTTCGAGGCTTACGAGCAAAGCTAGACTTCATCTAGCCACTTACCGTTCAAAACATGGCTACCGTTCTGTCCGGTACGTCCGGCGCTCTTTATTACAAGCCTGCTGGCACCAAAGCCACGTTTGGCGAATCCGCTGTGACCGTCGCTGATGACGAGATCACAGTTGCTACTTACCTCAACCTGAAAGTTGGCGATCCTGTCGTTTTCAGTGTGGTAAACACTGAAACTGGCGGCAGCGGCACCGGCACCCTGCCTGCTGGCATTAGCGCGGCTACCACTTACTACGTCATTGCCTACACCGCCTCGACTGGCGTGCTGCAGGTTTCGGCAACGGCTGGCGGTTCTACCATCACCATCACGGATGATGGTACAGCTGTTGCGCCTAACGCTTTCCAAGTGGAATACGCCAGCTACGCAGCAGTTGGTGATGTTCGCGAGTGGTCGTTTGAAATCACTCGTGAAGAAATCGACGTAACCACAATCGGTCAGTCGCTTGGACAGTACGCTCCTTTCCGCCGCTACATCACCGGCTTTGCTGACGGTGAAGGAAGCTGCATGGTGTACACCACTGATGACGATACCAACCTGTCGAACCGCATGATCCAAGACGTGATCCAGCGGCAGCAGACTGGTGCATCCTTCAAGCTGTACATCGACCGGATCATGAGTGGAGGCAGTCCTGACGCAACCCTTAGCCGTAGTGTTGAGTTTGAAGCAGTGCTGACTTCCGCTAGTTTGACCGTCAACCCTGACGATGCTCAAATGGTGGAAATCGCCTTCCGTCCTGCTGGTGCTCCTACTTTCGACTTCAGCAAGAGCTGATAGCCTGAAATCGGGAGATTGTTTGCCCCTGGGTTGTGCCGGGGGCTTTTTCATGCTTAAAGTAGAGCGAACTCAAAGGTTTTTATGGCTGCTCAGCCGATGCGTGCATTAGATCGCCTGAAGAAGGCTGCAAACTTGGTGCCCTTGAAAAAGACTGTGGAGCTGAGTGACGGCTCTGAGTTTGAGTTTTGGCACACTGCCTTGACGATGGCTGAACGTGAGCGGGCTACTAAAGCTGCAGGAAGCAACGATCCAAATGCTTTGGCGATTCAGCTTCTGGTTGCCAAGGCATTGGATGAAAACGGGAACAAAATGTTCTCTGCTGGTGAAGTTGCTGAGTTGAAGAATGAAGTCCGCGACAGCGATTTGCAACGCATCATCCTGGCGCTGATCTCTGACGACCTCGTGAACGTAGACACGGGAAACTAAAACAGGAGCTAAAGCGGGACAAACTGCTGATGCTCCAACTTTCCCTCGCCAAAGAACTAGGTTGCACTTTGGCTGAGCTCGTTGAAAAGGTAACAACAGAGGAGCTGCTGATTTGGAATACGTTTTTCAGAATCGAGCGTGAGGAAGCACAAAAAGCAGCACAGCGTCGGAAGTAGACTAAACGTATCGACGAGGTAGCACTGTGGGCGTCGTTGCCAATATTGCCGTCAACCTTGACGCAAGCAAGGCGCTCGCTGGGCTGAAGGGTCTTGACGGTGCGGTTAAAGGACTAGGTGGCGCTGTAAGCAAAGTCGGTCAGGCAATGACTGGCTTGTCTGGTATCGCGGCAAGCATTGGTGCTGGCGCTGCTGTTAGCGGTTTTGTCAAAGCTGGTGTTGAAGCAGAGCGCACGGCCAAGAAAATTGCTGCACTCAGCGGTCAATACAAGGAGACCGCACAGCTTAATGCAGTTGCTGCAAAAGCTGCTGATCAGTTTGGCATCGGGCAAACAAGAGCAGCACAAGCGGTATCTGATCTCTACGGACGCTTGCGTCCTATGGGTGTCAGTTTGAAGGATATTGACACGACATTTACTGGTGTCAATAAGGCTGCTGCGTTGATGAATCTAACGACGGCAGATACAGAAGGCGTGATGTTGCAGCTCAGTCAGGCAATGGGTTCTGGCAAGCTGCAAGGTGATGAACTGCGTTCTGTGATGGAGCGTTTGCCTGCTGTAGGTCAGGCAGTCGCCAAGGTGATGGGTGTAAGCGTTGGCGAGATCAAAGAGCTAGGAGCTCAAGGCAAGATCACGACAGATGTGATTATCAAGGCAATGGATGAGCTGAATAAGATTCAGCCACCACCGCCTGATCCCTACAAGCTATTCCAGAAAGCTATCGAGGATTTGAACACTGCTATTGGCACACAGCTTCTGCCTGTTTTCACGCCGTTGGTGCAAAAGCTAACTGAGGTTGTTGGTAAGTTCCAAGAACTTGGCGTTGGCACAACTATTGCGCAGGCTCTTGTTCCATTAGGAGATGCGGTATTGCGTTTGCTTGAAGGATTTATGCAGCTTGATCCT